ATATTTTTCGTTGCTTCTTCAATCATTTTCCGCTTAATTTATGGTATGGGTTTTCCGGATATGTACGCTCAGCATTAAATACCAAATCTTCACGCTCATCCATAACATCAACGTGGTAGCCTTCTTTGAATTTTGGCGCAGTCAATTGATTTCCTTCATCATCGTATGTTGCGGTTGTTTCAACTATTTTTCCGATAAAAACGACGTTATGCGTTGGTAGTGGCATTCTTACACCATCCTCATCTAAGCAGCCTTTAACTTTCAGGTCTGCTATTGCCTCTGCTTTATCTTGATATTGAAGTTTGTAAATATGCGCCATTATAATGTTGTTTTTATATTTGCATCTGCTGGTGTTGTATATATAGAATTAGCCCATACATTTCTGATTGTATCATTTAAGAATAAACTGTCAATTCTTGCACGACCTAGATTGAAACCAGACTTAACGGTGTTATAAATATTGGCTAATGTATTTGACTGTCCATTCAGACTAATATTTATCTCATTTGCTGACCAATTAACCATCATTTTATTTAATCCTAATTGAACTTGATTGGGAGTTTTAACAAACTGGTCAGGATCTAATGAGTTTCTGTGAAAAAAGGTTAATTGTCTCGGATCGCCAGATTGCTCCTGACGGATGAAAGTCTCTGCAAATTCCCCACCTGTATTAGTGAATGAATATAAGTATCTGTTTCTATACTCAAAATGAGTCAAATAAAATTCAATATACAAACTTCCCTCTTCGTCTGTGATAAAGTTTTGAATATTTGAATTCGTTATTATGTCATCGTTTCTTGTGGCTGTTGCTCCATTTGTTTGAATTGATGAACTTGCCGATGATGCTTGCTCATTTTGGACGCCTGCTAATAATAGAGAGACTTGGTTGTCCGCTGTTGTTCCACCTCTATTGAAAATTTGCATGATGTTATTATCAATATTTGCCGTGTTGGTACGCTCTACTTTTTGCCATTCATTTGTAAGTACAAAAACAGAATTTGTTGTCGCAAACGGTCTCATCGCTATTTCTTTACTTATATCTGAAGGTGTAGCTGCTTTAATCCACATAGACCCTGTATAGTCATTTCCTGAAATATGTGGAATATCTATTAATAAATTGCTTATATCAGAATTCGTGTTTCCTGCGCCCCTATCGAAATCAACCCTCTGAGCCATTTGACCCTCAAAAACAGAAGGCGCTGCATTAGGTGTTATGACTGGTGCTACGCCTGTTCCCGAACCTGCCTTCGTCCAATCCGATTGCGTAAAATCATCCGAATAAGTAACTAAATTCGTCCTACTCTCCTCCACCAATATCAAAGGCTCACCATTCTCCCACGTAATTCGCGGAGTGTTGGCGGGTAGTATTTCTATTTCTCCATTCTCATTGATACGAGTTCCGTTAGCTGTGTTCTGCGTATATGAGAAGTCTCCGCTACCGTCTTGTGGCTTCACGCTGTACAGTGTACCTGTTGAGTAGCCGTGCGGAGTAATTACAAGTAGTGCGTTGTCGTATTCAGTCTCCCCTAAATCAATCAAACTATCATTCAAGCTTTCAGGCGTCTCAAACGTTGCACCCTCGTTTATCATTCTACTTCTGAACGATAACACCGCTATCATATACCAATAAAGGAACACCTGCACAACACCACCGACAACTGAGGTATCTAAGGTGTTACCATCTTCGTCTTCAATAGGCACGTCAATGTTACCTTCTGCTACAACAGAATCGAAAGCATCACCGTTGGCTGTTACGTCTGAATCGCCAATAACATACTCACCACTTCCAACACTTCCAACGTCATTACCCGCCGTGTTATGTACAGGAATATCGAGCGCGTCCGTTGCTTTAACGTCGGCAAATGCTGAGCCGTTGACTGTGATAGGTGAGTCGGATACGTTGTAAGGTTGAAGCCCGTTGCTTACAACTGTTACCGATTGGATGAGCGTGCCGTCTGACTTATTCACTTCCACCGTGCCGTCGGGTGCTATAAACGTGCCACTACCACCGCTCGGAACTGTTCCGCTGTCTACTTGTGTGCCGTCTGTGTTGTCTACTGTTACGGTGGCGGGGTCGCATACGGGCGGTTCAATTACGTTCGGGTCTTGACTGCTAACGTATGAGGTGTATTCGTTGAGTTGCTTATCCTCAAAAGTAGCTACAATCTGCGAAGGACGACCACTTGTATGCTCCATTTCGGGAGTATCGGAGAGTATTACAGGATAGTCGCGATACCTATACGAATGATTCATCGCGTCATTGTCGGTAATATATATCTCGTTTTCACCAACCAAATGAAAGTCCAATATGTCGCGAGTAAAGCACTCGGTTAGCGGGTCTGTGGTCAACTCATAACTGTTAATATTCTCTCGTCTTATCTTGCGTTGTATGTTGTCGGTATGCTTAATGTTGTTTATTTCCGTGTTCGGCTGTCTATTCCCGAAACGCCCACCGAATCGAATCGACGAGTGAAAACCACTGTCTTTAAAGTTAATACCCTTCGCGCTATGGAATGAATCGAAGTAGCTAAATAGCCGTACCGTCTCAATTACTGTATGCGTGCCGTAAGGAAATAGCTGATATGCGCCCTCGTAATATTCCCTTGTAACCCCTGCAATATCGAAATTAACGCGAAGACGATAACAACCTGCACCATGATTAATAAGGTGCTGCCTCCAATCAATAACGAACGCGACTACTAAGGGGTCGTAAGGAAGCCCAATGTAGTCACCGAGCGGCACTATATCCACCCCGTCTTTTTCAACTGTGAATGTGACTGTGTCGTTAACGTCTGAACGTTTTACAAAAACCCCTTTCTTGTCGTTGTAAAGCCTGTCCGTTTTCGTCTCCGATGCAACTATTGGAATCGGAGTAGCGCAGAATTTAACACCTAAATCAGGGTCTTGCGCTATCTCAGGGAGTTGAACACGCGAAATCTGTGTTATATGTTGGTTACCGTATGATGGCATATTAGTATTTCGTTACAGTTATTACACAATAATTAAAGGCCGTGTCGTTTTGATCGTAAGGGAGTAACCCGTCAGCAAGTGTTCCTGATGCGTCATAGGTAAATATACCTATTACGTTACCATTTATCGCACTCAATTGACAAGTAGCACCATCAGGCATCCCGTCCGACATTGTTAGTTCTAATTTTCCCGTTAACTGACCATTAAAGTTCGATAGCGCGTAGCTACCTACCGATTTGTAGGATGGCGTTATTGTAAGTCCCGTGTTGTTGCTGTATTCGGTCACCGATTGCGTGCCCTCGTTCATGACGTCAATTCGCGCTTTGTATAGTACTTTTCCCGTTCCTCTTTTTACGACCTCGTCCCCTTTCAGCCCTAACTCGTAATCGAAATTGTCTTCGGCTACCTCGGACATCATCGGAGTATTAAAAATCTCAGTCTTATCTACCGTAACGTTGAACTGCTTAGCGTTAGCATTATCGACGACTTCAAAAATTCGAGGTAAATCACCATCACCTCCCCGAACAGTCAGCCTACCGTTCGACCAATCAACGTAGTTAGTGGCGTTGCGCTTTATCTTTAAATCTCCATTGATAAACTCAAGTAGTTGAGCCGATACAATGTCATATTGACGCGTTGAATCAGTCTGCGTAAGGTCTGCATTTGCAAGATTCTCCGCTATTGCCTTTACCTGTGCTACCGTGAATGAATTCGTCGTAAACGTACCGTCACCATTGTCAACCGATACATCTACAAGGTCAGTTTCTTTAAGGTTACTACCTGTTGGATATGTACTTATTTTGTTGCTCATTATTCTAAGTTTTTAATTTCGTTATTTTCTGTGTTTTTAATTGTGCCGTCTTCCATTTCTTTTCCGTCTAAAGGCGGTGTTATTTCGGGGTCTTGTATTCGCGCTGTAATCGTGAAGTTTGGAAACGACTGTAAAAAATTGGTGTCAAACAACGCTTCTACTCGTGCCACATTCGCGCTCGGGAACGTTAAGTCGGCTCTCGTAGCACCCATTAAAGGTCTCCACGGAAGCGCGTTATTAGTCCAATCGTATGCCGTCGATATAAGTTTGATAGGCGTTCCCTCTGCTGGTCGAAGCCCGAGCCAACCCCATGTATCTGTTTGTGACCACACGTAATTACCACTCAATGTATGTTCTGCAATTACTTTGATTCGTTGACCGTCAATTAATGATGTTACGCTATTACCGTTCTCGTCCTCGTACGTCACGTTAGATGTTATCTCCGCGCTGCTATCGTAGTCATCTATCTGCAATAGTCTGCGAATAAAGTATGTAATGCCGTCGCGGACGACGTTATAAGATATAACGAGCTTAATATCTCCGCCAATAAGACGCATCCAATTGTTATTCTTGCCGTTGAATTGGGAGTTAGCATCAAAGAATTGATTGGTTACGGCGTTATTTTCAACGTAATACTCCCACCGCGAAAGCAGCCCGTAGCGAAGTCTATAACCACGGTCGTTACCCGAATCAAGCGATGTTAATCGTTTAACTGTAACCCTGTCGCGGGCATCCTGATTAACTGGACGACCGCTTGCGTTGCTACCAACCGAAATATCTATCTCTTGCGTTCCGTCGGGGAGTGTAGGCTGGTTACTGAAGTTCAAATTAAACTGCTCAAGAGGAAATAACACCGTTGCATCATTCAAAGTGCCTCCGCCCGTGTCTACTACTTCGACGCGCGCGCTTAATGACTGCCAAGTGTCGTTAACATCGAATACAAAATCGCTCTCAAAAAGTGAATCGTCTTCTTTAAAGGTGTCCGCTACGTTGGTTCCGCTTGTATTGTCGGGGTCTTGCGGGTGGTTATATATTTCTGTGTCTACTTCTCCGTCAAATTCGCCACCTATAACTGGATTAGTGACAAGCTGACCCTCATCAATGAGTAATTGAACGCGGTCACTGCTGTTGTGGTCGGGGGAGTCTCCTTGAACACTAAAAGACAACCTATATTTTCGGTCGCCTTGATCGCGCGAATCCATGAATGGCGGCATATCGGAGTTAGGAACGAAATCAATCCGAACAGTCAACGTTTCATTTATTTCATCAACGATAAAAAAGACGTTATTGCCGCTCATCTTAGCATTGACAGCGTTTCCGACCGAATTAAAACTACCCTGCGAGTTAACCGAGTGCGAAAACATCGCCATGTTCGGACTGGATAGCCTAATTAATTGATTTTCGAGCGATAAAGGCTGGTTTTTGTAGTACGCGTCGTCCTCGGGAATGTACACCCACGTAAAATTAAAGAGGTCGTTTTGTCGTATGTTAGGGACATTGATAACCGCCTCCATCTGCGTAGTTTGCGTGTAGTCTATCGCGCTTACATTCTGACCGCTTACCGTGTAACTAAGTGATTGAACACTATGCGGATTATTGCCACCGCTAAAATTCTCGTTGTACCAACCTACATTCCCGTCACCGTTGTCTAAAGTGAGTGAATTAATCCCGTTAGGGTTGTTGTACTGAGACTGCAAATTCAGCTCAAAGTAAGGTTTAACGCTGTTTTGAGCGTCAAAAAAAGTCGGTTTTCCAGACTCGTCAGGTTCAAAGTAGGTATAGACGTTGAAAAAAGTAGTTAATCTGAATTTCTTAACGTCCAGTTCGTGGTCGGGGGACGTGACGTCGGGAAGTCTGTCAAGCTGCACCTTATACACTATACCTCCCGACTTATTTCCTTGTTGGTCGAGAATGAACGTAGAATTAACGACCATTGATTGAACGTTGTCTTTAATGAACCTATTTACTTCAGCGTCAATGTAGCTATTAGGGTTGTCTTGTGAATTATTCGGAATGAGATTGAAGTAATACTCGATTCCTTCGGGCGACTTATCTGTGAACGCTCTGAATGCAGGGTTGTCTTGACCGTTCGGGAATATTGAACCTGTATCCCATGGGGACATGAACTGATCTATAAAAGACCCGATGGGGGAATCGAGAACCATTGTGTCACCGTTAACGAAATTAACCGTCACGAACTGAACATAAGATCCTCCGCCGCTACCATCCATGTTTATCGAAAAGGAGTCGCCAGCGACAACACCTTTCTCCGACCAGTCGCCACCGATTAGAGTAACTTCATCCCCGCTTATTTCTACTGGTTCAGAGGTGGTTGATACAAACGAGTAGTCCGTTTCAAATTCTATTTCTTGAACAGCATCATCCCCCGTGTTCGCTATTAGCGTCGGGTAGTACTCATTCGGAGCTTCTTCCGTTCTATATCGTAGATTAGTTATTCTCATTCAACTGACTAATTATTTCGTTTACTCGCTTAGGGTCGCGGCATCCTTCAAGTTCCTTTGTTAATTTCTTAACATCTTTAAGCCTTTCCTTTTGTTCTGCGCTTAAATGCTTGCTATTCATTGCTGTGCTGAACACCTTAGATACGTTAGACTGCATCTTTTTCTGCTGCCTTCCTAAGTCTTTAATCGTATTTTCAATTTCACTTAAAATCATCCTTCATACACTTTTAGAAGCGTTGTATTGTCCCCGTAATCGTTCTTAATTCTATATGTGACCTCCGCTTCTCGCATTTCGGGCATATACTGAATGTTTAAAATCTTAACAGTTTCGCCTGTTTCCAAATTTACGAAATTATTTTCTAACAAATCGTTAAACTTTATACTATCCATTGGAATTGTCATTGATTCCTTAATTGTATAGGTGCTATTAGCTACCGCGTTCGTTCTGTGATACTTGTTGAATATCACGTCTGCGCTAAGAAAATCCATGTAATTCTGCGGCTGTTTACCGCTCGAAGTCCAAAGCAATTTAGTTGTCTCAAAGAATTGACTGCTTATCTGCAATGCGCCCTTTCTATTCTCTATCTTAGCCACAAGAGACGTGCCCATAAATAGATCGGCTGCTTTTGCAATACCTTTAGCGGCATTCTCCACAAAATTAAGGTCGTTTTTTCGCGACCCTAAAGCAAAAGGTATGTTGCGCGGCATATACCCCTCGATTCTTACAAGGTCATCGTTGAGCACTTGTGATGGTTCCGTTGAATATTCCACCCCCGAACCGCTCATTATGTCGGCTGTGTGCTTATCCGAGAAATCTGTTGAATATTTAAGGACGTACCGCTTAAACCAGTCGTCGGTATTTATCTGTATCTCGTCTTGACCTTTCCCATCCTGATTGTTGTAAGTATTGGCAAGGGTAACGCTCGATTGGCTTTCAAAAGTCTCTTCCTGCTCTATTTTTACCGTATTTCCCGACACAAAAAGTTCAGCGTTATACGTTGTTTTCACAGCTTCAATCGCAGAATCGAGCGTGTCAATCGTGTCCCTATAAGTCGGGTAACCATAATTTAACGCGTCGTTTTGATTGCCTATTAAATCATCCCAAAAAGACTTATTACGCGGTGCAAGTGGCACGGGCAGCACGGTAAGTCCAAATTCATCATCTAATATTGATGACTCCAATTCATAGCCTAAGTATTCACAGCCTATTTCAATCATTCTTTTCAGCTTCATCCCTTTGAAATTGCGTAATTTCGGGTATATAAGCTCGATTATCTGCCGTATAAGATTGGTTAGCGCTATAATCATGAGCACCGTATATGCAGTGTTAATCGCTATCTTAACAGCAAGGGAAATATAGCCTTTCACGTCTATTTCAACCGACGGATTGGGGTTCGGAGTGTTTGGGTTCGGTGTTGCTGCTTTTTGTGCATCGTCTACAAGCTCGGATGTTCTTTTTACTGATTCATAGGTCTCTTTAGCAACGGAAAAAGTGGCTATTGCGAGGGTTACAAGTTGTTCAACCTGATTATCTTTAATAATGAGGTAAGGAATATCAATCAAGTCACTGTCTTTAATCGCTCCTTTTCGTTTTAATAATTCAAAAGTAGTCCCTTTCGCGCGCTCATTAAATTCAAAATTGGTAAATCGCGGCTTAATCGTGACCGTTATCGTTCTGTCTCCGTTGTCAGGCTTTCGTATGACAGCGTCGCGCGGGTCAATGTAGTACTTCAATGTGCCTACGTTGTCAATCTCAATGTAGTAAGGTATTCCTTCACTTGCGCCGTATTGGTCGATGTGATTCATGAACACCTGATAACCTTCAAGCCCTAATTCAATCGTATTCTCACTTAGTGATGCGCGTTCGGGGTCGCCAGTCCAATCCATTACAAATGCCATTTCGTCGGCATCTTTCGGACGAACAACCGTCCCGCTCATTATATGTCTCGTTACCTGCATTAGTTGACCTTGTATTTGTTGTGAATAGTTGTCTTACCTGCTTTCTTTGTGTGGTTCAGGTACATTTTTCCTGCGATGGATTCAAAATTAACGTAGTGTTCAGGCTTGTTTTTTATTGCTGATTTCAATTCCTGGAGTTCAGCGACAACCGCGTTCATGTCATAACCCAACTGTCCGTTTTTCTCGGTTAGTTCACCTGATTTAAACTTATGCCCTATCTCTGCAAGTAGTGGGTTAGGTATTCCGCTAACCTTCGCGTTCTGCTCGGCTGTCATTACGCGCTCTTTAGGGTGTAACATCGCAAGAAATCCACCGTCTTTATCCATTTTTCCGCCGTTTCCAACGTCCTCAGAACCACTTTTGAACGCCTGAATTGATTTTAAACCGTTTACCAGTAACTGAGTGTTCGCAATTGTAGACGTTAGTGCTTCGGCGGGAGACTGACCCGATTCTAATGCGTTCGCGTAGGAAGTAATACCACCCGAAATGAGTTGTATCTGCGCTTTTCTTTTTTCAAGTTTGCGTTGTTCGCGCTCAAGTTCTTCGCGCTGTCTTTGTGTAGCCAAAATAGACTGTTTAGCGTCGATTTGACCCGATGTTGCGAGTTCTTGCAAGTAGTCTTGTTGTGTCTTAGCCGCGTCTTGCTCTTCTTGTAGCTTCTCTATTCGTCTATCAACTGAATCAACATACACCTCAGTAAGTGCCTCCTGAATTTCCGACGCTGTCTTTAAAAGCTCTTCGCCTTTTTCTTTTTCGGATTGAACCTCATCTTTATCGCCATTCTGTTTAATTTCCAGATTTTTTTGTGCAATTTCTTTGTCTATTTGGGTAGTTCTTTTGTCGTAAAGTATAAGTAGTTTGCGCTCTTTTTCAAGCCGTTCAAGTTCAAGTTGAAGCATCTTAGCGTTGTATTCCTCTTTTGTTATCTCCTCCGATTCAAGTTGATTGATAAGGGCTGTTTCGCGCTCAGTGTAACTACGATTCAATCTGTCGCGTTGGTAGTTGAGCCACTTATCCAATTCTTGTTCTCGGACATCTCCAGCACCTGATTCTAAAGTGTCAGGCACTTCCGTCTCATTCATTCTAATTTGAAGTTGTTTTTTTGTTGCGCTTGTATTTTCATTTTTAACTACTGTATTTTCCTTAATTAAACCATTAATTAAATCGAGCATAGACTTAATTTCTTCAAAGTTTTCTAACTCGATATTCTGTCCATTTATAGCTTCTCTTCTTCTTTCTATTTCTGCTTGTTTCCTATCTAATGCTAACAGCTCAGCACTACTCAAATCAGTATAACCTAACTTAGCTTCTTGAAGTCTAAACGTAGTTTCTTTATAAGCCTTATCAAGTGCTTTTAAACTTAAATCTAAGTCAGAATAAGTGTCAACTTGTCTTTTTAATTCACTTCTTAATGATTTTAATTGTCCTTGAGTTAGTGTGTTCCTAGCGTTTACTTTTGCTCTAAGTTCAATAATGCTTTGAAGGCGTTTGTCTCTTTCATTTTCTAGTTCTATATTCCTGTCTATCTCATCATTCAATCTCTTTTGGCTACTAGCTTGGGCATCAGTTGCGTCACTAGCTTCCCACAACCAACTCACTAACTCTACTAATCCAGCGATAATAGCCACAAAAGGAATGGACTTCATTGCCGTTCCAAGCGTCCTAGCTGAAAAAGAAGCTGTCTTCATAGCTCTTCCCATTCTTCTGAAAGCAACAGCCATTCTAGGTACAGACGTTATAGTTCTTAGGAACTGAGAATTAAGTAGTTTTTGAACTGCTAAAACACCCTTTGTAGCCCATTTATATGTTACATACATCGTTATAAGCCTACCTAAAACACCTAATATTTTACCTAAATTTTCAGCTACAAAATTAATAACGACAGAAAACTTATCTAAAGCACCTCCAGCATCATTTATTCCATAAATAAAGTCATACCATGAACGTGTAAGATTTTTAATAGCACCGTCTAATCCTTTATTTTGGTCTGCTAAATCATCAATATTTTTATTTATCTCTCCTAATTCGAATATAAACCGTCCTGCATCTTCACCTGCTCCTTTGAAGATATCGGCGAGTATCATACCTGCCTCTTCACTTTCTTCACCAATTTCGCCAGTTTTTGTAGATATTTCCTGAATGATATCAAAGTAAGATTTTGAACCACTTGCAATATCTTTTTGAACTTGTTCAGCACTCATATCAATTGCTTCAAGGGCTTCTTTTGCAGCTGGAGTCATGTCTCTTAATGATAAAGTAGCCTCTTTTATAGCATCCACACCTTTATCGCTAAACACTCCCTCTCGTTGCGTTTGCGTAATAATCGCTATTGACTGCTCATCGTTTAGTCCTGCAAGCCTCAACTGGGTTGAGTATTCCTGAACATTCGACAAAAGCTCCCCTGAAACGTCGCCGCCTTTCTCAAAGCCTTTATTCAGCATCGCCATTGACTCCTGACCTGTCAATCCGAACTGCTTAGATAGCGCATTGGCCGACTTTAGAACCTCATTTACTTCTTTATCGTAGACCTTAGCTGTTATATTAGCTTGCTTTGCGATTTCTTTAGTACCCTCTTCGTTAGTATCAAAGAACGTACGCGCTTGATTCTCTGCTTTTGATGCTTGTCTTGCAAAGTTAGCAAAGCCTGTGAATGCTGCACCAATACCAGCAGCTCCCACTAAGTTTTTAAGCGAACCTGTTAATTTATCTGTTGCGCTTTCATAGTTTCCGACGTTTCTGAAGTTGTCGCCAACCGTTTTGTCGAGGTCTTTTAATTGCGCGTCCGTTTTTCGCGCTTGTTGCGTAGTATCCTCGTATTGCTTTTCAAGTTTCCTAAATTCTTTAGTATTCTTACCACCGTTAGCCTCTAATTGAAGTAGTTCAGCGCCTAATCGCTTAGATTCATTCTTTAAATCTCTCGACTCATCGGATAGATTGGTGTATGCGTTCTTGTTGCGTTCTTGTTGCTTTATTTCGTCGCGTGTGGCTTTATTTATCTTGTTCTTTTCGGCGCGTAATTTAGCTAATTCTTTAGCTTCTTTACTACTTGCAATATTGAGCGCTGCTTTTTCTTTTTTCAGCTTCTTATCGAGCTTTAGTTTAGCCTCATCGATAGCGGAAAGCTGCTTCTTAGTCTTTACCTCGCGCTCGAACGTCTTAGATGCTTTCTTTTGTGCTTGCGTTAGGTTATTAATGCCTGAAAGAGTCTTCTTATTAGACTTGTGTAGCTTCTTTTCAATGTCATTAGAAAGCTCAACGACCTCTTTATCGAACTTTTGCAGTTCAATTCTTGCTTTTTCTGCACTTTCTTTTATGTCTTTGAATAAGTCTTCCTGACCTATGTCTGACCTTCTAATCTCCTCCGCCATACGTCTTAATCATTTCTTTGTATTCAACAACCGTAATCTTTCTTTTGTCGACTCTATACCCCATGTGCTTTGATAGGTGGATAAGTGATTCATCTATGCTCATTCCGTTAATCTTTGACGGGTCAACTTGGTCGATTTCTCCCTGAACTATCCTAATTTGATTCTTTAAAAAGTCGTCTTGTGTTTTCCTGTATTTCAAATAGAGCTTTGTATATTTTTCGCATAACTTCAAATACTTATCAAAATCGTCTCCCAATCCATATCGTCCCAAATACTTATTGAAAAGCATTTCGTAATACTTGAAATCATCTACACACGGGTACTTAGCATCTCGCTGTATGTACTTAAAGTCACCATTGGTGCATTTATCCCAATTGTAAAGCGGCATCTCATCGAGTTCTAAATAATACCCGTCTGGCTTCTTTGATGTACGCTTTTTTGACTTTTTGAATAAGTTTCTTAAAATTCTCATCACTCAATGCTACTATTTGTTCTGTGTACCAACTTTGACCCCTCATTTTTTCGTCGTCCGCGTCAAATCTTATTGACTTTTGGAAGACTTGAACGTAAATCGACTGATAAAATTCGCCCGTATCTTTGAGCGTGTAGGGTGTTCCCGCTTCTTTGCTCGGGTCTATCTGCTCAGTGACCGGGGAATAAAATCCGATATGATCGCCCGTCGCGTCCTCTTTTTTACGAGCCAACTGGCCATTCCGTATAAGGTCAGCAAGTTCTTTTCTTGTCTGTGGGGTAAACGTCTTGAGCCATGCAACTGCATCATCTAACTGTCGCGCCCTATCCAGCATCTCGTGTAACTTGCTTTTCCCTATCGCCATTTATATCAAAAAAAAGGGGGCTTTTTACACCCCCTATCAATTACTCGTCTTCTGACTTTTTCTTTTTAGCTTTCTTTTTGGTCTTTCTCTTACCTCCTGCTAACTTCCAAGCCTCTTCAACGTTTCTTTTTGGGTGTTTTTTCAGCACTTCAAGCGCTTCCTCCAAGGACATCGCGCCCAACGTTTCCTTGTGGAAATAACTGCGCCTTACCTTAATATACATTAAGGATGAGTGATTGTGGTTTCAATTCCTTCGAATCCTGGAACCGCTGCGCTCGGAGCTGCTCTAAATACGTCGACTGTAATCACGTCACCTGAGCCTTGCGACGGAAGTTCAACAGCATAACTACCTTCGTTAATTGTGCTTTCCGTAACACCGACAGGAGAAATTGACGCTCCAGAATCATCCAAAAAGATGAAATCGGAAGGCGCAGCCCCAGTGAAAGGTATTTGATTGACCGCTGTTCCATAAAGGTACTTAGCATCCAAATCAAAAGTGAAATTTGTTCCCGCTAGTGGGTTACTCGCTGTGAGTTCAACATCAATCAAGCCTTCAAGTTCAATCGCGTCCAATGTTCCGCCACCTGAAAGTGTAAGCTCATTAGCACCGATCAACCATTGGTTGTTGTCGTCCGTTGTTTTCTTGTAATCGTACGAGATCACTACCTTAGCCGCCGAATCATCAGTTGCCTCAATGTAACGCGCATCATAACTACCTTTGTTCACTGGACGTGGATAAAGATTGTCACCTTCTTTTTGTCCTTCAACCTTTCCACAAATATCAACTTTGTAAGTTCCAAATTCAACACAAGCGTCTGCTGCTTTGTCGTAGAATTGCTTACTTACGCCAACTGATTCAAATGAGATTGAACGGATCCCTTTTCGAAGGAAATACTTCTGACCGTCTGAGAGCGTCTCAAACTGCGTATCCTCCTGATCGTGAGTAACGCTGTTCAAGTCTCCAAGCGGATACGCTCTTTTACTCGGGTCAGGATTATTCATCATTGCTAAGACATCATCCCCGAGCGTGCTCGAAGTTAAGTCTAAGCTATTTCTCGTGCCGTCTGTCGCTACGAGCGGTACGTGAAGCATCAGTGCCGTTTTTCCAAAGACTTCATCGCCTACTGGAATCCCAGTGTTCGCGAGTTGTCCTCTACATTTACATCCTGCTATTGCCATCTTTTCTACTTTTTAATTAACAATTTAAACTATATTTCACTTTGAAATCAAACCTTAGTAAGTGCCTATTACTTAGGTCACTAAAATTCAAATCCTCTTTTCTAAATTCTCGATAAACCTCATCTACCGTTATATACACGTTTTCAAGTTCCCACGAATAAAGAAACTTATTGATTACACTTAGAATGTCTGCACGCATTTTCATGTCCATCTTTTCGCTGCTACTGTAAATGTTGTCAATTAAGCAGGAAAAAATGAGCGAAACATCGGATTCAAGCACCCTACCATCACCACTAACTACAATATTGTCGCCCTCTAAAAAGAACGACGTAACGTCCACCCGATCATTAAATAGAGTATCTGTTGTATATTCCTTAATTCCGTCCAAGTACTCCGGTACAAAATATTCCTGACCGTCGTTATCTACACGTTTGTTCTTGTAAATACGAGGAAAACAAGACCAGTCACCGCCCCATACAGGGTTCAGCTTGTTATAAAGACGCTGTTGCGCTCTATCAATTTCGCTGTCCAATCCGACTGTTGTTGTTCTCTGTATTAAACTCATGATAGCGTGTTAACCATTATCGAATTACCTCCGTTCTGACCTTTACTGAGCTTTTCTATCTCATTTTGAATCATTGTAATCTCGGAGGCTAATATCGTGTTAAGCCCTTTTTCATTAATACCTTCTCCGCGTGTACCTTTGATTGATGCTAAGATTGTGTTCTTTAACTGACTGCTGTATCTTTCGTTCACATTAGAACGATTGGAAGCGACAAAGCCGTGCAGCACTTGAATTGCCGACTGCAACTGTGTAGCCCTTGCGAATAGATTTAGATTTTGAACGACAAAATTAGTGTAGTCAACAAAAGTCGTAACATCTAAATTTAAGCCGTTGTATTCTCCGCCTAAATCGTATTCCTGATCCAAGTCTGGAAGTGTTGCCGTTGTATGGTTGGGAAATGATACCGAACGCCAATCAAGTCCCCGAACATTGTTACGAACATTCGAACTTTCGTATTCACGTTCATAAGGAACTAAAGTGCCGTCGTAAACGTAACCAATGTACCAATCACCTTTGTAGTGGTCAACGTTGTCAATAGTCCAATTAAGAACTACTTCCTGACTCTTTAAAGCTGCATTAACTGTTACCGTCTCAGTTTGGATAGGAGCGAATGAATGAGTGTTGTATAGCACTATATCCACGTCACCACCTCCATCAACCTCAATCCACAATCTATTAATCTTAAACGCCCAGTTCTTATCCTTTGGTACCTGCAAGCGATAGCCTACAAAACCGTTAGAAAGACTATTCTGGAGCTTTGTGAAGTTCGAGGCGTGACTATAAAAGATTTCGCGATCAATGTAATCAGGCTTATTGTAAACCCGATTAGCCACCGACACCGCTGCATCCCCTACAAGTCTCTGGAACTTCTCATTTACCTCTGTCTGAGTGTCGCCTTTTTCGCAAAATGAGTCAATAAAATACTCAGGCTTGAAAAGTGCTATCTCATCTACAAAGTAACCGCTCGTTGAACTAGTCGACGTTGCATCAAACAAAGCATAGTCAGTGTTAGTGGGCTGGTGTATTCCAACCAATCCACTAACCGCTGACCGTATTTTGCTTGGGTTAATCATTATACAATCGCAAACGCTTGAATAACTGTCTCCCCTCCATTTGTAAGAGGTGCGCTCTCGAATGCAACATCAATAGACAACTCACAAGTTTCGATAATATCCTGCGTTTGTCCGTTGTTTCCTGATTCGTCGCCTGCCTCGAACTTCTTATAAAGTGCATAAGGTGCTCCATCAATAGGGTTGATGATGTTACCATATTCGCGATTTGCGATAGGTCCAACGCCGTTTCGGTTTTGAAGTGGAATCCAATCCAATCCAACAGCCATTCCTTTAGGAACCGCAAGCCAAAAACCTTTAGTGTAGCCACCTGTTTTAAGCGTCGCTACTTCGGCATTCATATCTGGCGTGTGGTAGAATTTAAGGTTTCCATCATCAAATTGATACTGCAGGTTCGTTGCGTTTCCTGAGCCTTGCGCTCTTTGTTGCTTGAACTTATTGTAAGAAATAGTGTCGCAGTAAATATCTAAGTCACCCCCTATGTATCTTAGGATATCCATAACTGACTGCGTGATCTGAACTGCTCGATCTTCATTAGCAGCAGCAATTTCGAACGTGTATTCTGTCGCATCAAACGTACCTTCCTGCGTTACTGGGTTAAACCCTGAACGGTTGTTGAATAGGAAGTTCGCTGACAAGTCTTCAAGACCTTCTACAAGGTTGATCACTGAGTTCATCATTTCTTTGTTGAACTCTTCTTGTAATGTGTAGATACTCGCGTCCGCCTGCTTAATAGACGTGTAAAACGCGTCTGATTTTATTGAAAAAGATGGAGTAATTACACTTGAATCACCTTTAGCCCCTGATGGGTTGTGAGTACGCCCACTGCCTAATGCTCTACTTGAACGATTAACTAAGTTAAGCTCAAAAGAACGGTCTTCACGTGTTCGTAGTGATTCATATTGAGGTGTCGCAATCGGTTGGTTAGCCAATAATGACTTCCACACGACTGGCTCACGGTAACGAAGCTCCCCTTTTTGGAACGTGTCGTTAAATTTAGCTTGTCCAACTGCGAGATTGGACGCATCATAATTTGCCATTGTATTAAATTTTACAGTTTCTAAATGAGTTGTTGAGCGTCCTGCTCGAATGGATCTCGAAGTATTATCTTTACTTCTGTAATACAATAATAAAGAAAAAAACTCATACAAAAAAGAAAATTACACATTTTGTGTAAAATTTAACACGCATAGAAACAAAAAAAAGGGAGCGAACCACCACTCCCTTTTTCGAAAAACACAATACCGAACTTCTTATTTTCCGCTAAAGATGCACTTAAGATTAATACTCCATACCGTCAAAGGTGACTATTTCGAGAAAAGCATAATTACGATCGTCGCTCTCTATGTAGCTAAGAAATTCACAGCTTTCAACTTTTGCACTCATTCGGTTGAACTCTCTTTGTAGTGACTCTTTGGTTATTTCATGATATATTTCATCAGGAACTAACGCTTCCACTTTAATAGTTGTTATTCGGCTGTCTACCTCGTAATTTGCCACGTCTATACCGATGTCGCTCAGTATCTCTTTTGTTGCTTCTAAATCGTTCATACCTACTTATTTTTATTGTTATACCACTCACAAAAAGAATCCACCTTAACGAAATCCCACCCCTTGTAAGTGAACGGAAACTTTTTCTTAACCAAATACGTGTAAGAGAAATTATCGTGACGTCTACATAGTCCTGTGAGTGTATTAGAGTGGTCTATCTTGTTTGTACGTGTGTTGTGTGCTATTATCATAATTAATACAGTGTAGGATGCTGCTCCCCGTAACTAAGTTTATCCCGCTATATTTGAAGCTTTAATTGATGGAGCCATTGAGTAAGAACCAGCCAAAATGTATTCTTCGCCTTGATGTTTTTTTATTCTTTTCGTTAGAACCTCATTAGATTCAATTCCCTCAAAAGTTGCTGTTTTTGGCGTTCTTTTTACACAAATAAATTTCGGTTTCAAATCTGCATCACCAATAAATTTCATTGTGTAAATGTTTCCTTTTTCAAATGTTACTGTACTCATAATATTTATCTTTGTTTCGTTGGGTACAAATCTAACTATAATATTCCGTTCTACAATGGAAAATATCAAAATATTCTTAATATCTTTGGATAAAACACCCTGAAACACAAAAAAGCACCCACCAATTATGATGAGTGCCTTTGTCTATCACAGTGTAATTGGTTTAGATTTCCAATTCTCCTGCTTTCTGTGCCGCTGCAAGCTCCTTGTTGTATTCCATTGAATTACGCTTTACGCCTTTCGTTTCCATGCGCTTATCGAAGGCTTCAATAGACTTGCTATTCGTTTCAGTAGATGAGTCAGAACCACCCTTGCCACCTTCGGGGGTTTTAATATAGTTCTTGTTCTCTGAAAAGAAGTTCTCAAACTCCTTATCCAGACTAATAGGGTCGAGGTTGCCGTCTTTTTTTACGTTGCCGTCTCGATCAAGCACAACCACACGTCCATCGTCATCGACTTTCGTTTTGATCTTATTGTCTAAGATAAGCAGCATATCTTCCTTGTCGTATGCGAGGTTATCAGGCAAGTTACGCTCGATCTCTGACCGTCTTTTAAGGTTATTTTTGTACTCCTTAAACTCCTTAGCCGTCATTTCGGATTTTTCCTCAAGTTCTTTGTTGCGATCTTTGAGCTGCTGCAAGTCACTCTCCATCTGCTCCAAATGCTTGTTTGGCTCTTCTGACTTTGATTTAACCTGCTCATTTACGTAGTTGTTTATCGCTTCAACTGTCTTTTCTTCGCTTTTGTGTGCCCCGTTAGGTTCTAATCCAATAGACTTCAACAGTTCTTTGCGCGAAATCTCTGATGTTGTGCTTCCCGTTTCGCTTTTCAAATTCTCGACGAACTTGTCTTCCTCATCTTTAGTGCGAATAGATAAGTCCTCAGAATTGACCTCTACGCTATCTTTCTCTTCCTCAATAGCCTTTGACAACGTTTCGTTGTCGACCTCTACTGTCTTTCCGTTAATTACTAATTTCATTGCGTTTGCGATTTTAATGATTACTTACTCTTGTGTTCTTCAATAGCCTCCCGAATGTTCTCCAGCTTCATCTTGTGGTGAGCCTTCTTACCAACCACCTCCTCGTATTCAGCACGTGCAGCCTCTAACTCCTCATCTACCTCGTCAGTCTTTTTAGACTCTTTTGACGGTTCAGTAGTGCTGTTACCTTGTGCAGCGTCAACGAGTGAACGAAGAAGGTCTTTGTCACCTAATTTCAGCGCTTCGTTTTTCTTATTCATGAACTCTTTGTTCTCCGCTGACTTCTCCTTATACTCCGCTGTTGCCTTGTAATCGATTATCATATCTCCTAACTCTCGATCACATACTTCGCGTACATATTTAGCCGTAAATGGCTTTGTAGTTTTCTTTTCGGCGTCCAGGCTTTCTTCTGCTTTTTCTCGCCCTATGAATCGTCTGCATTCAGTCGCCACAACGATTGGGTTTTCTCTGAGGAATTGCTCCTCTTTATCACTTAACTTTCTCATATATTATTTATTTGTTTGTGTTACTTATTCAGCTTCAACCTCAATAGTTTGTGATTTATTCTCTTCGAAGTAAGAATTATAATCTTCTTTTAACTGCTCTACTTTCTTGTTATGGTCGGCCATCTTTTCCCACCAATAAGAGAACATTGTTTTCTTTTCAGCTTTCTCAGCTCCAAAAATATCAAATATCTCCTTAATTGAGTAGTGAACGTATGGCTCAACGAGTGACTTCTTGTGCATCTTTGACCGCATATTTATGTCGTTCTTGTACTTGCTCGATATAATCTCCTCCAGCATCTTATCCAGCACAGTTATCGGTGTTCCCGACTTCCTCGCATCGTTGTACTTTTCCAGCAATACGTCCGGGCTTTCGATGATGAATCTACGTCCATAAGTTTTCGTGTATAGGTCGCCATCTACTCCTATGCCGTCAACTAATTTAGCGACATAACCAACTAATATATTTTCCACTTCCTCTGCTGAATCAGCAAATACGTGTAATTTATTGATGAGTGGCTGTATATCTAAATAACGTCCTGTTGCTGTCTCGTTGCTGTCGTTGCCTTGTTTGACCGTTTGCGTTCCCCACATAGTGTATTCAATTAGCGCTTCAAGTGAAACCCTACTCTCTTCCATGTGTTGTAAGGTATCAAGGTCAGGAGAGACAAACCCCGCGATGTTAGGTGCAATTACTGGCTGCTCTTTATCTGTTGGTACTGGAAGCCTAATGTCATCTGTTACGTCGCCCTTCTTTAACTCCCCTGTGCCTGTGCACTTCTTACACGTTTCTCCGTCTTTTTGTCCTGTTCCGTGACAAAGGTTGCACATCATTACATAACGCCAATGCTTTGGAAAGCCCTGAAGGAATTCGTATAATGTCTTAATTGATACGTCACGTGCATACTTCTTAGCCAGTTCTTGAATGTAGAACAACCACGATAAGCGTAATTTACTCCCCACTTTCTGAATAGGGCTAAGGATAACTGCTGGCACTTCTCCGAACTCATTTGCAAATGTCTCGTCTTCTAACACCTCAAATGATCCGTTACGCTCTACAATAGTAGCGTCTATTTCCTCATCAACGAATCTATGCAACTTATAAGTGTTGCCCTTTTCAATTACCTTAACAGGCTCAAATAGCACCCACTTAACCGATTGCCCTTTACAGTGATAGTCTTTAATGTCTTGAATTGATTTGTAGGTAGGATAAACGTCTTCAACCCCGTTACCGTTAGTCGTATATTCCAAGAAAATTAGCCCGTTAGGGTCAATATCTGATAATTGGAAGTAGCTTTCTGCCATGTATTTCTCAATCGACTTACCGCCTTTAAATGAGTTTAATCTTTCTTTGATGGCTTCGACGCGCTTTTTATTTATGTCTTCCTTCCAATTCTCTGAACCACCATCTGCTGCAAATACGTTATTTCGCGGCTCCATGATTCTTTGGAATAAGTCACGCGTATCTATCGAGTACTTACGCCTTGCAACGGCTCTACTATTGTCCTCAATCTTTTCTATCTGATTAATCAGTAGCTCATGGAAGTTTTCCCCATACACAAGTGCATTTAGCTCGTTATTCGTCTCCCGTGCCTGAATAACCCATGACGGAGCTGTTTGTGTCGCTTTTATAAGTTGTATTATTCCTTCTACTTCCATAAAGTAACGATATTGAACAAATTTAATCATTTTGTTTTATATTTCACAATTTTTACTTATAACATTGTAACTGTTGGTTTTATGAGGTTGTATGCTGCGTATCTCCAAGAATCCATAAGGTCGGAAAAATCATGCTTAACCACCCCCGCCTTCTTATCATGCCACGCGTAGTTATTGAACGCCTCTATCACGTCGTGACTGTCAGGGTCAACGATTAGTTTCCATCCTTTCAAATGCTTCAATTGATCTTCTTTATTCTGTTTATTAGCTCTTTTAATGTTCAACCCTAAGTTGTAGTAATCATTTATTAACCGTCTTTCGGCTGAATCTGCAATAATTAAATCTGAATAACCAACACGATCACAGAGCACCTTGTAAAGCCCGTCAAATGAAGTGTTATTTTTGAAATACTTTTGCTTGATGTAAATAGCTTTTTTATCCCAATCAATTGCAACTTTAGTAAGTGCATCAGGATCATTTGAGCCAAAGTCAAGCCCATAAAAGTAATCCAATTCATCATTGAATGGTGCTATCTCGTACCTATCAAATACAACGCCCTCTGCTTGACGCTTGAAACCTCCTAAAATTCGATATTTGTAGTCCTCCCAGTCTCTTTTAAGTTCAAATTCGCATACTTCTTGCTCCTCAACTGATAGACTTTCGTACTTTTCGTATTGTTTTCTAAGGGCTTCATATTCTCGCCAGATATGATCTGCCATATTCTCCTTACCATTATCTATGTAGGTAGTGTGAATGTATAGCACGTTATCAATTATACCGCAGAACCCATCAGGAACGTTTTTATAGAACCTTTGAGCAATCCAATGCTCACGTGTTGGAGGGTTAAACGTAAGTATATTTAACGCCTGAACGTCTTTAGCTCTTATAGACCTCTTAACCTTGTTCCACTCCTCAAATGATAGTAGTTCTTCAGCTTCATCAGTGATAAATATAGAGTAGTCCTCAAGTGATTTTAGTTTTGCCGTTTGATTCCCTGATGAGGTCTTTTGTCCAGTGATACTTATTTTTCCATGACCTTCTAAGGCATAAAACTCTTTACTTTGGAAATTAAAGGAGTTTATTTTGCCTAAGTCCTCAGCTCTATTTTGTATTGCTTTTGTTATTGAGTTGTCAGTTGAAGACATTGTGTATCGCGTAGATAGAACTCTATGGTTATAATCAGCAGCCGCGATAACCTGAAGGCAACCGAGAGCAAACGACTTACCACTATCACGTCCCCCTGATACTAATACGGTGTCTACTTTCGACAGTTTCTGTAAATACTTATCTGTAGGTTTTTCTTTTAACTCATCCCAGCATGAGAGTAACCTAAATAAAGGCTCATATTTCTTTGAAAACTTAATATCATCCATCTATTTTAAAACCTTTAGCCTTAACAAACTTAATAATTTCATTAACAATGTATTCTACTAAGTACGCTTGAGGTTCATCGTTGTTAAAGTCAGGGACAACACCTCTACTGTCCAATATAAATGATGCAGCGTGAACAGCTTCATGCGCTATTGTTCCGTAACTTATTTTGGCTCCATAATTATTGTTAAAGTTTAATAATATACATACACCATATTTATTACTCCAGCTTAATTCTAAGCAATGAGCAAAAGGTTCTTCATCAAAGTTTTTAATGCGCTTTTCTATTTTTTTATTATCGTTTGATAGCATCCAAATAAAAACCCCGTGATAAATAGGTATTGAACTAACTTTTGTATAATGGTAGGTTTTACTCATACTAAGTTCTTTTTAAACTGACGTATTAATTCGCGTCTTATCTTGCGTGGTAAAGATAAATACTCAGGCTTCTTTTTGATCTTCTCAATAGCTTCTTCGGTTGCTAATCGTGCAATTCTTTTCTTTTCATCCTCTGTAAGTAGTTCCTCAGGCTTTATTTCTTCACTCATCGCTTCCTGTTTTATCTACAAAATTTATAGGTGTAGGCTTGTTAATGCTTTCGCCTTTAGTGGTGTGGTCTATATTTTTGTTATCTCCGAACATCTTAGGATAGAATTTAGAAGCCTTCCATTTAAGAGTCTGTATTAACACGTTTGCAGTTGAGGCATCTATTTTACCTGTTCTAAGATCTAAACTTATCTCATCCATCTCTTCAATAACAGATTCGCTCTTATCTTGTATAGCGTTTACGTACAGGTCGCGAACGGTTCCGTTTTCCCTCTTCCATCTACACCACGTATTAAATGATGGGAATCGGCCATCGGTCTTTAGGGCAGCCTTTATATTCATACCATCCTCTACGAGTAAACATATTTCGTTTACAAGTTCCATATCAAATTTTGAAGCGTTTTTGTTACCCTTTACTGACATACTATTTATTTAAATAAATAGTGGAGCTCGTGTAGTTAATAGACACTTTTTTGTCCTCAGTAATATTACACCTATGTTTTAACTCACACAATCCGTTTATAGCTTTCTCATACTCTTTTGAGTCAATAACCTCTTTATCTGTTATCTGAGTAAGTGTGTTAAGTGCTATTTCTACTTTCTCCATGTTACTCAATTTACCACGCAACACCAAGACAATGCGGCTCTCCTTTTTCTTTTTGATGCCCTGCGCTTGTCTCGGGAATGTAATTGATTGTAGTGTCCTCAGATGAGCAGTTGTTGTATAGAATAGCTTGCTGATCTAACACTCCGTTATCATACTGCGTCATTGTTTGCTGAATTACTCCGCATTTACACTCGGATGGTGTGTTGCTTTTCGTTACTTCGTCTTTTTGGCATCCGAATAGTGCCATTGCTGAAAATAATATTAATGCTTTCTTCATGTCCATTTTTTTACAAAATTAATAAAATAATTGTTGTGATTACTGCTATTGCTACTATTCTAATGTATGAGTAACGTTTAAAATTGTTATCGTAGCCTTTTCCTTGCCAACCGCTAAATGAAGGGTTTGAGCGAGGGAATAAGGCAATTAAAAAGCCGTCTAACACGTACACAGTGTAATCGACTGCGTACATGATTAGACCTATTACGACTAATAATGCTTTTTTTAACCAGTTTAATGCTTTTTTAAATGTTTTCATTTGAATTCAAAATTAATTCTGTATTCATGAACAGCTTTTTTTAAGGTGTATTCTTTATCACCAATTATCTCCTTTACTGGGTCTTCAATCATTCTATTTTCAAGAGTAATGTTATAGACTGTAAAACCGTTATCTCGCAGCATACTAATAATGGAATTATGCTCGTCTAACCGTTTAGATTTAATTTCTACTTCTGTTGAACCATTAATATAATTTGATACATTTAAAACAAGGGGGTGTTTTAATAAAAAGTCTAATATTTCAGTGAAGTTTCTGCTTTTACGAACACTAATTTCATTATCCGCAGCCTCTAAGAATTTCCTTGATAGCTCAGTAATATTCTTGAGCTCTTCATCTGTCATCGGCTGACATACTTTTTTGTAAATATTTTCTTCCATACCACTAATATACTAAAAAATAAGCAATAAAACGACTGCTGAGCCCATAATCAGGAAAAGCACCCACGCAAGAAGACGAACGAACGCCGCTATTGATTCGTTGTCCTCCGTCTCTTGCCGATGATTTTCTTTTAAAGCATCGTAGAAATCTTCATCTGTCTCGTAGTCTATTGAATTAATATCTTTCACCAATTCGTTACCAATCCACCACAATCCCAATATACATATTGAAATTAATCCAACTACAAAACATAATCCAAATGTTAAAACCCAATAGTTTTCAAAAAATGATACTGTTTCTGGATGAAAGTTTTCGGGAAAATATAACCTTCCAAAATAAACTATAATAGCACATACTATTAATATTACTACTGCTGCTAATGCTGTATAATCTCTTTTCATAATTAAAAACGTTTGCTAACAACAAATATAAAACATTGCTGTCGTGTTTAAAATATATTATACGAAATATTTTCAAATTTGTTAGAATTAATTTAAGTAAATATTGCAACGTTTCATATTTGCAACCGTTGTAGCACATTAAAACGAAAGCACAACAATAAATAAGCGTAATTATTCAAGCATTCTAAAAACTCTTTTACATTCGCACAAATCATAAACATAGCCACTTTCAACAGGTATAACCCACCTATTCTTAGTATCAACTTCTTTCGCAGTAAGTAGCTGTTTGCCTACGTTTCTTTCAGCTACATACATTTCCCCATTTTTAGGTGGTTTATTCTCTATTTCAAGTCGCAAACCCTCTATTTCTACTACCATAACTACGCTTATTATTTTCCGTTAGGCGCAATGCCGTGAAAGGTAATCAATACACTCAGCATATTTGTAAAATGGTCTACATACTTGCGTTTGTCCTTGTATGATTGAACGCATCTCTTTTGCTTTATCTCGCTCTGCCCAATTACGCTTCCAAGTTGGGTCAAACAATATAGTGTACGCCTCAGATAGAATTTTATCATCTAAGGCACATGCGCCTAACAATGTATAGCCGTCAGGCTTGTTTTCTGCATTTTTGAAAGTATCTTGTGTATTCATAAGTCATTTATATTTTGAAAATTAATATTTAATTCACGCCCGAACGGTTATACTCGACCGTTAGCCACAAGCTGCTACGTTCTCGCTTTTAATGAAGTTCCCCCATTGTTCAGCCATAGCTTTTGCAATTCCGCTAAAAGTTTTACTGCTTTTCTTTTGGCTTATGTTTTTAAATTGGTATTTCTGTCCTCGTTTTTTACCACCAGTATTTGAAGGCAAGTAAGGCTTATAGTTTTCTACTATTTCAGTCGGTTTTAATAGTGGTAAATTTTTAAGCCACAACAGGGTTTTCTTGCTATATTCATGTCCGTATTCATAAGGTTGCACCGCTTGGTTATGTTTAGGCAATCCTACAACCTTTAATGGCACAGGGTTTTCAACTGCAATGTGCTTTATTGGAGCATTCAGTAGTTTCATAAACATATCCTTTGCTTCCATTGCTAATTCAAATCTTTCTTGGCTTAAATTCCCTGCTGTTGGGTACATCCATCTAGCACCTGCTCTACTAATATAGGTACAAGGTGGGTGTGCTATCATAAGGTCATATTTACCACTATACGCTTCCGCAACTGCATCGCCTTGTATATGCCATTCAGGTTTGCCGCCACTACATTCTTGTATGTCGAAACTATAAGCCTCAAATCCTAATTCACGGAAAGCTTTACAAACTTCTTGGCTCTCTTCACAAGCTATTAATATTTTCATTTTATCAAATTTTAGTTCTTAATTCACCGCAGCCAGATGGCTAACAATGTATATAAAACAGCTTCCTATCGTCAGCCGATTTCATACACTCGTCCGTTGTAGGTAATAAGCCTACTAACATTCACAAGTGGCAATTTCTTCGCTCCAAGTTCCTTTAAATCTTGGTTCAATCTTACAGCCATATGCAAGCCATTCACCAAGTAATTTACCCGCATCTTTTCTATCTGTTCTGGTGTAGTCCATTGCTCCAATAGTCTTACCGCATTGGCAAATTGCCACAAATCCAGTTGGTTTCTTTTTACTCATTTTGTCTGTTATTAAGGTTTTAGTTTTCAAATACGTAGGCTTACATACCTACAACACTTTTTGAAAAGTGTTCTGTTTTCATTTTATCAAATTTTATCGTTAATAAATCGCACTAAGTTTAGCTGCGGAACGTTATTTCCTAAAGCTTTTATCACCTTCCTGAACACCTAATACAACAATGTTCATTGCTCCTTTAATCCTATCCCATACACGATCCCCGTACCTCTCTTTAATCTCTTTGATGCTAAGGTTTGAAGTCATGAATATCTTATCCTTTTCTTTTTGGTTCTCAATCTGATCGAGTTTGATTTTAAGGGTTCTATAAATTACGTTTTCTTCATTCCCGAACGACTTAGAAACTAAAGGCTCATCCCCTACCTCGTCGATATACAAACATCCTGAGTTTAAAAGCTGTGAGTAACCCTCGAATCCTTTTTGCTTTTGTTCAAGGTCGTACAATTTGCAAATCTCGTAAGCGTTTGTATGCCTACCGGGTATTTTAAACATTCCTTTAACCTCTTGAAGAAAGTCTAATATTAAAGTCTTTCCACTTCCGTATTGACCGATCAGCATTAACCCTTTATTTAAATCCCAAGAGTATTTACCTGAAGAACCGACAATGTTTCTACCGTTAACCCTCTCATCTCTATTCAAATATAAAAATAATTGACGATAAAAAGCGTCTAAGAACTCATTCATTTCAAGGTTTATTTTACCTCCTGACTTTTTGTAAACGAGTTCGTTCAATTTGTTTATGCAAAGAGTAGTTAGTTTATTGTCCGACTCTATAATATTTTCAAACTCCTGCTCTGTGCTTATCTCTTTTATAAATTCCTTTAAGTACATATTAATCCTCGTTTAAATAATCCGCTGCGGTTTTCTTTTGTGAAGCGTGTACGTGTTCAGCTCCTTTGGTTTTAACGGTTGTTTGATAATCCATGTACTTATCCAGCGTTTGACTTCTCGCAAAATACTCAGGTGTGCAATACTGAAAACCGTTATCGATATGAAACTGATCTTTTTTACAGTTCTTAATCGACTTAGTAAATTCCTCTTTTTTGTAACCCTCTTTTAATCGAGCGTTTATTTTACGTTTCACTTTGTCGTTTACAACCCTTAGCGACTTACCAAAAGTTTCGTTGATGTAATTCAAATATTTATCGAAGTCAAATGATTCCCCTTTTAAGGGGTTAGGGGTTTTACTTGTTTCATTGTTCTTTGTTGTATTGTTGTATTGTTTAGTTATGGTGTCAGGTGCTTTGTCAGGTGCTTCATCAACTGCTTTAATAGTTGCTTTGTCAAGTGCTTTGTCAAGTGCTTTGTCAAAATTTGATAGGGCAATCATCTTAGATTGATGTTGATTTTTACTATCTTTGACAATCTTGACAAAACCGAAATCAATTAAATCGTTCAGTATGTTCTTGTAGGTATTGTAAGAACCAATATTTAAACATTCCATTGTGTAGGAAGTAGGAAGCCCAAAACTATTCTTTTTCCCTAACCTATTCCATTGGTCAACTAAATAGCAATAAAAATCACTATGCTTCGCCTTTACTTTGTGTGGGTTCTCGAACTTGTAATTATACCAAGCTCGAATTAGATTATATCCATTCATGACTCCATTTTTTATGACACCAATTTAAAAAGAGAGAGGGAAAAGGCTGGTGTCGTTACCTTTTACGAGTTGATCGGCTCAACCCTCTCCGCTAATATAAGCAATTTATTTTAATTTGCAATGTTTATATTTTTTCGGGCAAATCTTGACCTTTTATTTTTGCATACTGTCGATTAAGCAATGCCCACGTTTCGTCGTCTTTGAATTTAACGTGTAGCGTTCCTTTCTTAAACATTTTAATCTCAAAAAACTGCCATTCGTACCATTTACCAAACTCTTTGTATTCATCAGTTCCGTTTGATCTAAAGAAGTTTTCAAGTCCTTCCTTCCAATCATATACACCGCCTGTAAGGTTACACAATACACGAACTAAATCATCCATATTTTGAGACGAACGGCTGTTGTAACTAATATGAGGGTAACTATAAAAGCTGTCACGAACATATCCAATGATAAACTTCTTATTAAGCATATATCCGCTATTGGTTTTCCAACCTTCAACCATGAATCTATTGTCGTGCGTATGTTGTGTAAAATTATCAACGGCCTCAACCAATGCTTCTTTGAGAATATTATCTTTTGTTCCGTGAATAATTTCAACCATTCGATAAATATTCTTCATAGTGAACGGAACCTTCTGTTGTTGCTCTGCGAACTTGTTTATTTTTTCACGAACCTGAGCAGTAAAGAAACGGTTTAAATCCATCTTATTAAACACGTGTTTCCAGAACTCCTTTTGCAGTTCACTTGTGAACTTTTCAAGATCAACGCTGTATTTTTCACGACCAACAGAAGCATCTAAAGGTTTAATTCCTGTCGGCTGTAAAATACTGTTCATTTCATCCTGCAACTTCTCAAACTCTTCAAACTTTTTAACTGCATCCACATAGCGTTCTACTAAGTCACGCACTGCATTTGGTTGTATAAGTCCGTGTTCAGTATTTACTTCATGTTCATCGTCCATAAAAAAGCCTTCAAAACCGATTTTAGAAGATGCTGGTTTGAATAATTTTATTAACCCTACTTCAACGTTTGTCTTTCTCTCCGATGTGCTAAATACATTGCCTAAGTTTTCGGTTATACCGTTGTTGTTTATAATATGTTTTAACCTTCTTGAAACACCATTCGTTCGCTCTAAGTTGTCATGATTGATAAGCGTGTATATTTCGCAACCGTCTGGTGCTATTTCCCACATGTGAAGAACATGTTTAACCCCTTCGCTAAATGGTGGGTTTGCAACGATCATATCAATATGAGAAACGTCTTCACGTGTTAATTCTAAGAAGTCGCTACCCAGCCATGAATCGGCTTTGCTTTTTGATATACTCGCAAGCTGTTCCGACTTTTCACACGCTATCACTTTGTGCGCTCCCAAGTCTTTACAGTAGTCTATAATGTTACCACTTCCCGCTGACGGTTCTAAAATCGTCTTTCCTTGTGGTTCAAAACCCATCATCTGTAGTACTTCTACAGGGGTCGGATAAAAATCTTTATTAAAAAAACTCATTTCATCAATCTTTTTTTGTCTTCGTAAGACAGTTTAACTTTTCTGTAAAAATCATGCATCCTTACGCTGTCATGAATCAGCTTCTCGAATCTTTCGTTGTGGCTTTTTGACTTTTCAATCTTGTTTAGAATCGTCTCATTCTGTACGGTTATTATAGCCGATACAACGATGAACATGAAAGTCATTATAGCTATATCTTTTTTACTCATTGTCTTGTATTTTTAAAGTTCATTTCCTTTACCTTGAAGGATGTTCTCAAGGTGCTGAATAGATTCGTTAAGCGACGACCTTTGCGCCAGCATAACATCGCTTATTTCGCTTTTCGAGTTGATTATTTCAACGCGCTGCTGATACGCTATTTGAAGTTTCTGAATCTCATTCAGTATCTTAACAGCGTCAGGTTTTGGCGTGTAGGTGTTAACGTCCTTTTGAAGGTTACTAATTTCGCAGCGCTTCATTACGCCTTTAAAATCTACCATTGCAATAGACTCGTTATTGCTTAGGTTCTCTACTATCCCGTTACCATGTACGGGGTGAGTTACTTTGTCTTTTCTTTGTATCATCTTATTAGTTTTTGTTTAAGTTAGAAAAAAACCAGATCGGGCGACCTGACTTTTTTTTCGTTGCATAAAAAAACACCCACATATTAAGATGAGTGTTTAAGTGCCGAGCCGAACAGATTGTGAACGGGGCGGGCTTTTATCGTCCAATCCCAAAACCGAGTAACAAATATAATCAAATAATTAACACCACCAAAAAACCTACGACGATCCCGCCAATAGTTCCGATGATTCCAATTTTTCGCGTTCGAGTTAATTTTCCCTTCAGATTCTCGTTTCGCGCTGTCATTTCTTTTAGTGCTGAATCGACCTCATCGTATAACCTCGCGTATTCGTCACGTTCTTCAGATGCTCGCGAGAGAAGTTTGCGCGCTGTTTTAAGTCGCGATTCAAGTTCTGAGCTGTATTCCTTGCACGCTCTAAAATCGTTGATTAAACGGACGATCTTAGTCGTCTGGATAGAGTCTATTGAGTTCGTCTGAGATATAATCGAGTTGCTGAGAATTAGGCATAACGAGAATAGAATCAGTGATTTTTTCATATTTGTATTTTGTTTGGGTTATTACTACGGTGTCGGGTGGTAGTGAGTTGAATTGTGCTATTAGGCTATCAGTAACGTACCGTTTAGCGTCGTTCACCTTTTTTGCTACTGTTAGGTCGACCGTATTTTTTAAGTGCCTCAAATCGTCTTTATACGCGTTCTTTTTTTTATTAGTGTAGAACAGACCTACTCCGAGAAGGATGACCGCCACCGACAGAATGAATACTACTTTTTTCATAGTGTAAAGATAAAGAAAATAAAATAAATTTTGGTAATTACGTTTATTTACGTATATTTGTAGCCGATAACGGACAGGTATATGAGCCGTGCGGATTAACCTATGAACAATAAAAC